TTTTAATGTTTCAAACACCATCTACACCTCCAAATTTGCTAATAATAATGCGTCTAACGTTTCCTTTACTATATTTAATTCTGTTCTAAGTGTTTCAGTTTCATTCTCATCGTTATTATAATTCTCAGCTGATTGTGAAGGCATATACCCTTCTTGTAATTCACTCCAACCTTCACTCTCTAATACTTCTAATGGTAATAAGTTATAATTACTTACTGAACTCCCATCATTTAAAAAACCTATAATGGGTATATTTTGTTGTATTCCGTCTTTCATTCCGTGCATACTTATCACCTCCTATACTGTTGTTCCATTTACTTTGACTTGCCAATTTTTACTTTTGAGTGAAGCTACTGCACCATCTGATGTAGATGTTCTATTATTAACAGAGATTACTCTACCACTTGCACCCATAGGTGTAACATTGTCAAGTGCTATTAATGTGGCATCCACCTCAGAAGGTGATTGTCCAGTGCCATATAAATAAATATATTTAGTGAGTGAATTAGCTTTAAAAACTCCTGTTATCCCACTAGTGTTTAAAATAATCATATTCGTAATCTTTGATTTTTGAGTTGTAGTATTAGATAAACTCGCTAAATCTCCATAAACTAGAGGACAGTTGTATAAATTTAATGTGGTTCCAACATTACTCAAAGAAGCTATATTTCCTGTAATCTTAGAACATGAAGCTAAATTTACTACATCAGTAATTTTGTTCCCTAAAGATGATATATCTCCTGTTATCTCAACGCACCCTGATAAATCTAAATAACAGGTGAGTTTACTTTGTAAATCTGATAAGTCGCCTGTTACATTCGTCCAATTACCTGTACTACGACCTAAACTTAATCTATATGTGAGTTTACCTTGTAAATCTGATAATTTACCTGTTATATTTCCGCAATCACGCAAACTTAAAGTTCTTGTGACCTTACCTCCTAAGTCTGCTAAGCTGCCTAATATTTTTGTACAATAGTCCATGTAAATTTCATACACGATAGAATTATTAGTTATTGTCTTTAAATCTGCTAAACTTCCCTCTACCTTAGGACAATTCATCAAACTCAACCATGTAACTGTTTTTGGTATACTTGATAGTGCTCCCTCTAAAGATGAACAGCCAGTAAACCATGCAGTTGTAAGTGACATATTTGATATAGACGATAAATTCCCTTTTATTTGAGCCCCACCTTGTAATCTTAACTGTGTCAATGTTTGACTTAAATCTGATAAGCCACCTGTCAATTTTGAAGCATTTGATGTATAAAGTATATTTCCTCTACCACCCAAATCTTTTAAATCACCTGTTAGTGTTAGGTTTGTTGTCGGTATAATGTAAGCACTAAACGTGTCTTTGAGTTTGCCTTGAAAACTTTTTAAATCTAATGAATATATAAATGAAGTTGTTTCTTCATAAATTTTAAAATACCCATACTCTATTAAACTATTTACAAAGCAATATGTTGTGCCTGCTGTAACTATTTCATTAAGTATTGTTTGATTAGTTCTGATAGTGCCATTTGGTAACACCCAAGTAACATTTGTTCCTTTTACTTCAACTTTAAGAAGTCCTGCACCATGCGTTATAGGAATACAATCTCTACCACCACCTCTATTTCCAAGCATTAGTATTCACCTACCTTTGAAGCATACCAAGTTGCACCACCATCAAGGCTTTTAAATACTAATTCATGGGTTTTATTTGCTCCAAGTAGAGGTGTTGCACCATAAGTCCATTTAAAAACAGAGTTAAATCCTACAGAATAAGCAGTTGTACCCATAGTTAAAAATAACGTAACAGATACAACCCCACTACTAGGTATATTGGTAAAGTTACCTATTGTTATTGGACTGTTTATTATTGCTTTAAAAATTCTTGAATAAGTTAAATCAAAACTACTTATTCCGCCATAAGTAGAGTATGCACTCTCTAATCTTTCAGTATAATTACTTAATTTTTGTTGTCCTAAGTAACCATCTGATGTTATACTAACAACACCATTATTAGCACCTTTTTGTGACTCCTCTATAAACGCATTATCGACCTCTGTTTTAGTATAAGTTGTACTTTGATTTGCCTTATTGTTGGTTAAACTATCAATCAAGTCTTTTAGAAGTCTACCCATATTTGCCGACAAAGGTTTATTTGTGTCTACGTGAACTAAATCGTTTATTATGTCAGATACATTAACTTTATTAGTTGTTACACCATCAAGTACACTTTTATTATTTTTAATATAAGTAACTATTTCCTGCAAAGTATCTAAATTAACATCATTTGAATTTAACAATGTTTTTACCCCTGATATTAAACCTTTTAATTTAGCAAGTGTATTACCATCATCAGAAACGCCATCTTTAAGGCTATTTATAGCAGTGTCAATACCATTGGTAACTGCTAATACCGTTGGGTATTTAGTATTATCAGGGGTTAATAAGTTGGTTGTTTTGTTTGCTGAATTTTCAGGTGTAAAACCTAATTTTGTTTTAATGGTAGTTGTTGTTTCATCTCCTGTATTAGAGCCTGTAACTCCCTCTAGCTTAGTTCTCTCTGCTAGTGTCATAAATAAATGGTTAGTACCTTGTTGAATTGCATCACTAAAAGCTGTCCATTTAATACTAAATAAGAAATCTTTATCAGATGTTGTATAATCATTAGTTGATAAGCCTTTGTTAGTTACTTTGTCTACTTTATTACTTGATATAGTATCGACCTCTGTTTTAGTATAAGTTGTTGACTTGTCTGCTTTTGATTCTATCGTTGCTGACATTGCGTTGAATGAAGTTTGCCTTGTAGCTTCATTGTTCTGTCTAGTTGCTTCTGCACTTTCTACATCACTAATCAATTCAGTTATTGCCCCAAATTCTGTTGTAGATTCTGCCATTTCATCACTTGCTAATGCTCCACGTACCAAAAATCTAAATATTCCACTTGTCAATTTAACTGTACTATCTGCATTATATAACTGTATTTCTACGTTCACGTTACCACTACAAGCTATTTCATTTGTGCCTAATTCGTATATTAATATGCTATTTAATGTATCTATAGTCATATTTCCTTGTACTACGTTACCGTCTTTTTTACTGAAAATTATCCATGCATGGTCTATTGCTGTTAAATCATAATCATCTGTGCCATCTTTAAGACTTACAGTAAATTGATATGAGTTTGTATCTCCACCAACAACGTAAATATCATCTTGGGATACTACTGTGTTGTTTGCTAGATTTAATTCTATATTAAAATTTTTCATAATTCACCTCCTATGTTATTGTTAGGTATTGTGGTACGTTTGAAGAATCAAGCCATGTTGCTATTAATTTTCCATCTGCCCTAGTTTGAAGCGTATGCGAGTAGCTTTTATTTAATAATTCACTGTATAAATTAAAATCCTTATTCTGTATAAATCCTGAAAGAATCGTATTTGATTTAAAGTTGCTTCCAATCTTGTTATAAGCAAAGTCTGCATTTATATTGTTCATTGTAAAATCGTTAGAAATAACATTAAATCCAAATCTTCCATTTATAGTGTTCAGATAGAAATTTGATGCTATCACGGTTTCCACGACCCAATCTGTATTGAATATACAGGAACTAACTGTATCTAATATATTGTAATCAAACTTACCATGCAGTAAGCTCACCAAACAATTTCCAATAAAACATTTAGAAAACCCACTACCTATATCGCTATTAATTAAGTCACCAAAATAGCTATTCTTGCAATTATCAGCAATTTTAGAATTTACAACAGCACCATTAAATGTATTGCCGACACAATAAGCACTTATGTTAGTGTTATAAGCACTTATATTAGCATTGTTTATTATAAATACATTGTCCCAGCTATAATCTCCAATAAATATATTTTTAAGATTGTGAGACAAATCTACTGCTACCTGTTCAATAGAATTGAACGTATAAAACTCTTTGTAGTTCACACTTCTTTTTATCATTGCAGTCCCTAAATACTGTTTGAATACCATACCAGTGTTACCAACTAGGTAGTAATTAGAATAATTAGAGTAAACTTTAATAAAATATCCAACATCATTTTTGCTAGTAGGAGTTCCGTTTTTATAAGCATAGTACAAATCAGATTCTATAATATATATAGTTTTTTCAGCAACTGCACCACTCGTCCAAGTTGCAAATGTACTTGTGTCTGGCAAATATCTAGCAAATAAAATTCTTCTATAATCATAAGGTATGCTTACAGTATTCAATGTATTGGTACGTCTTTTAATAAACCCATTTCTTTGGGTTGAGCCATCTTCGCACTTGTTGTTATCAAAGTCATAAACCAAGATATCATCTTTGTAAACTGTACTATATGCTTCTACACAAAATTGAGTAGTAGATAATGCAGTTAATAATAAAGGCTCATAACAAGTCGCCAATTGTTCACTTGTAATTGTATTTACATCATACTCACATATTTTAATCTTGTTTGAAGTAGGTTGTTGATATTTTGTATGGTAATCCCTTAAAATATATCTGCGACCTGGTATCAGCTTTCCTTGTAGCTTCAAAGCTGATAACTCATTATAGGTAATGCTTTCTGTATATGTTAAGTCCTTTACTACTTCTAGTTCGTCTTTAGTTGCATACTGATCTACTATATTCTTTTGGTTTACATCTTTTACAGCTACATTTGCTCTTTCAGCTTCAACGGCTGTACTTGCTTCTATATTTTCAGGCATATATATAGCAGGTATTTTTTTGTTTGTTAGAGGTGGAACTGTAACTGTTATATCTGATTTCAATACTACATCAGATGTGGTTGCTTTAGTTGCTATTGATGTTGCTAGATTATTATTTACATCTTTTTGAGTTGTACCAGTTACACTACTATCGTTAATTATGTGATTTGAACTATGTTTATCAGCAGTTGTTGCTCCAGTTGGTATTGTGCCAGTTAAATGAGCGTTAACTAAATTTTGTATTTGTTGTTCATTTGCTTTTTCAATTAAAAACCATTCATCTAGTTCTGTTTCGGCATTGTAAGTTGTGTTTAAAGATAAAGCCATATTATCACCTTTCCTTATATTATTTTTTAAATATCTAAATCTAAAGTTGAATTTACAATATATTTAGCATTTGTATTTTTACTTGTATACGTTCCAGAGGAAAATGTTGTTGTTCCTCCATTTGAATTTGATATGGTATACATTGTAGAATGCTCTGTATATAAAGCACATCTAATATATGCACCTTTTTTGTCTGCTGAAAACCAATCATTATTATTGCTACTATTATTAGTTGTATAGTAATAATTTAATCTAGTACTAGGAACCATAGGTTGAATTAACGGATTACCATATGAATCTGTTTCAAAAATATTAAATTGTTCTGAAAGTACACTAGTTACTCTCCAACTAGTATTGAAGTAACCTTTACCAGGATTAGACAAAACAGTACATTGTAGCATTTTCTTTAATATAGATTGTTTATTAGCATTAGTGCCATTTCTGATACTAGTATGTTGATTAGCTAAGTTATACCAATAACCATTCAAAGTATCATCTTCTAAATATAAATAACTCCATGATATATAATTTGTATACGCATAACATCCCTTTGTTGAAGATGTTGTATAACCACCACCAATACCACCGACATCAATAGTACCATTCACAGAAATAGTATAAGTGGGCATACGAACACCACCTATATATCTTCTCTGACCATTTGAATCAAATATAGTGTAATCGGTTGGTTTACCAAATGAATCAAATTTACTAGCAACAGTTAATCCTTTTCTATAGGTAGGATTTACAGTGGAATCATCTGTAGATCTTAAACTAACTACAGTTCCATCAATAGCAACCATTTTTAAACTATCACCCTTAATGCTCATATTCCCACTATCGCTAATAAGGTTAACTAGATTAGTATTAAGAGTACCAGTATTTAATAAATTAGCGTCAATAGATTTACCATCTATGAATGTACTCCAATTAAATGAATTATCATTATTTCTACTAGTAGCAATAGCTAATTTCCCATTAACAATAGCAATAGCTGAATCACCACTATACCAAATGTCACCATTTTTATGTTCATCTAATTTATAAGTTAATAAATCTTTAGCTAATTGTTCTTGTCTGCTTTGTAATATATTTTCTATAAAAGTAGATTTTACTTTGCCACTTTCAGTTAAAGTATTATTATAACTAGTAGTAGTTTGATTAACATCTTTAATTACATCTATTAAAGTTTTAGAAGGTATACCTAAAGTTATATTACCTTCATCACCTGAAAAAGGGTAATATTCCATAGATGTAATTCTTTTTATAGAATTAATATTAAATGAACCATCTTTAATAACAATACTATCTCCTAGATATAATTTAGCAAATCTACTATCTATTTTATTTAAATCTATATAATTAACAGTAATAGAATTATTAGTATCATCAAGTCTTTTTTGATTACTAGAATCAAAATCATATAATGCTTTATTTAATAGAACTGTTTTAGGTGTTGTTTCTTTTTCAGATACATCATATTTCTTATATCCCATAACAACACCATATTTAGCGACACCACTAATTGATTCAATATAGCCATCTCTATAAATTATATTTCCATCAGTTTTATTTAGATTTTCAATAGTAAAATCATTATTACCTAAAGGATATAATCTAGTAATTACATTAGAACCATCATCAATATCATTTATACTAGATAAATTAGTATTACTATTTAATAAGACATTAGTATCTTTACCGATTCTTTCTACTAACGCTATATTATAATTATCTATATAGAGTTCACCTCTACCTATATTTTCTATTAGTTTTTTAGTAATATCTAAAGGACTAACTAATTGAGTTGCAAATATATCTGTTTTATCAGCAATCCATTTCATTCCTAACGCTTCTACTTGAGCTGTAGTCATTATATTTATATTTGTTTCTTTATATATATTAACCATGATATTATAAGGTATATCACCAATTACTGGACCATAACTTAACATTAATTTTTTTTCAGAACCATCAATCATAGCTATTTGCATACATTCTACTTTACAAGATATATTATTAGTTTTTTCTCTTGATTTTTTAAGTATTCTATATATTTGACCATCACACAAAACTATGTTACTTCTTTTAATATATTGCCATTTACTATTATTTAATGGCATTTCAAAACTTAATAAATACTCACCATTAATAACTCTTTTAATACACACCTTTTCTGCTTCAATTAAAGTACATAATCCATTATTATTAAATGTTGTTGTATCATGAGAAAAAACTGTTATCATACTTCCACCTCACCAAATAAATAATAATAATCCATATATAACATTACTTTTACATTAACACCATCAGTTAAGAATGTAGTTTCATTAATACCAGAAGTAAATTCCCAACCTAATCCTATTGCTTTATCATTAATAGGGATATTATCTTTAGTTATAAAATTAGTATCAAAATCAATATCAATTATATTTTCAACACTTCCACCAAAATATTTAAAACTCTTATTATACTTGTTTTTTATCTCAACATAAGTATAGGTACCTGTCACTTTAAACCGAGGTTTAGTGTACCAAGTACCTATGTTATTTATATTTAATTTAGTGCTAGTTCCTATTGAATAAGTATAATCTTTTATAACTCCACCTATTTTATAATTACTACCTAATAATAGATTTGAATTTAATTTAACATTTGAATAAGTATTTACAGTAGACTTTGCGAAAGGTTTAACTCTAAAATATATATTAGCTTCACCTGCATGAATAAATTCTTGACTTATTTTCTCTGCATTTTCTAATTTAGCAACCCATATGATATTAGGCATATCATCTAGTTCTAATGGACCAAAATCCCCATATAACCATCCTATCATTTTACTAAATGCTTTTTGTATATTAACTCTTGTGTTCCTAATTAATGATATTTTAAATTGAAACACTCTATCTTCATAATGTATTCTACCATCTTCATTTACATTTGAAAAATCATAACTACCATCTCTATTTAAAGCACTTTGAATACTTGTTTTAGCTTTAGGTAATAATTCTAAAGATACAGTTTTAACAATTAATCCTAAATCAGTTGATTTTACATTTCTAAATTCTATTCCCATATTATTAATACCTCTATCCTTTATAAAAATTAACACCTATTTCATTACTAAGTATATTAGCTGATACGCTATCATTTACAGTAATATTATTAGTTTGAGTATTATAATTATTGTTAATTTTTAATTTATTCAATAACTCTTGTGTAGCATCATATCCTTTATTTTTTTTATAAATACCACTCATTATAGTATCTCTATATTTAGATGCACTAATATCTACATTATTTATACCAGGATCAATTCTTACTTTAGACATTACTTCCATAGTTTCATTGTATTTCTTTAATATCTCATCTAAATATCCTATACCTAAATTCTTTATTTTTTGTATATTATCATTATTAGTTTTAAATATAGTTTCTAATTTATCTGAAAATACAATTTGACCACTTTCTAATATAGATACATTTTGTGTTACATATGTTTCAGTCGCTTTATTTTCATTATCATAATTCTGTTGTAATTTAGTTAATTTATTACCATAAGCTAAATCATCAGCTTTTTGTTTATCTTCATATTCTTTTACATTAATATCATAATCAGCTTTTAATTTTTCTTTCCTAGCAGTAAATTCTTTATTCTTAGCATCTTTTTCTATATCAGCATTTATAGTATTCATTTGTTTTATTATATCTGCTAATTTCTCTTTACCTTCTTTTGTAGCAGCATTTAAATACAATTGCTTTTTTATCTCTAATTCACCTAATTCTTTTGATCTATTATCTGCTATAATAGTTTCATCATATAATGCTTTCTCTTTATCTATAGATTCTACTTTAGCTTCATATAATTCTTTTATAGTAGTCTTTTTTTCTTCTAATGCTTCTTTATCTAGTTGTTGGTCTTTCTTTATTTTTTCTTGTTGTATATCATATTCATTTTTTATATTAGCTTTTAATGCATCTACATATAATTTATATTTCTTTACATTTAAATCAACTATTAATTGTGTTACTCTGTTTTCTTCTGCATATTTTTCTACTTCTGACATAGTAGTGCTCTTTTTAATTTCATTTAAATATTGTTGATGATATTTAATCATTCTATCATATGCTTCTTTTGTTCCTGCTTCATCTAATAAACCATTATTAGTTTGATTTGTAATCCATTTATTACTATTGTTTGTTCTCCAATTAAATAAATCTGTTGGTGTATTCTTTTTCGTTTCTATTGCACTTTTATAATAGGTAGCTATATCTGAAATGTTTTGATTCATTTCTGATTTAATTTGATCAAAAGGTGTAGATAATATTTTTGCAATTTTGTCTTTTACAATAACTTCATCTATAGGTTTAGCTTCATGAAATCCAAACAAGTCTTTATCTGTAGCACTCCTATTTAATTCAAGAAGTATTGCTTTATCTATTTCAGTGAAAGGTTTTTTAATTTCTTTTAAATAATTATCAATAAAAGAATCTACATCACTCTTTTTAAAATCTCCTACTTTTTTTATATTTTCCATAATAGCATTACTTTGTTTACTCATATCTGAATCAGAAAAACTACCACCTATACCATATTTTATTTTCATATTATTAACTACATCATTTGATAAAGCTAAAGCTTTATCAAATGATGTATCATTGTATTTAGGTGTACCATCACCTTTATCTGATATATAACTATCCTTTTTAGTTTGACTTAATATAATTGAATTAAATGATGATTCTTCTTTTTGTAATTCTAATGTGTTTTGTATTTCTTCTCTTTTAATACGATATAATTCTTGTGTTGCTGTTTTTACTGCTTCTATATTATCTTTTTGATTTTCATATACTCTAGTCCATGCTGATTTTTCTTCTTCTAAAGACATATTATTATATTGTTTTTCTTCATCTATCCATGTTTTACTATTATCTAATATTTTTTGTCTTAATGTTAAAGTTAATTTTGTTTTTGTTTCTTCGTCATATGCTTTGTTATTTAAAAGATTTTTATATAAAGCTATTTCTTCATCTGCATTTATTTTACCTAACGATTTCTTTGTTTCTATATCTTTTACTTCATCTTCAAATTTATCTTTTTTATTTTGATATATTGCTTGGTCTGCTTGTTGTTGTTCTTCTGTTGTTTTAGATAAATTATTTCTAACATATTTCCATTGATTTTCTTCTGCTTCTAATGTTAATTCACCTACTGCTTTTTTAGCTGTAATATTATCTCTTATATAATTATTTAAATATGTTTGTCTATCATCTTCTTCTTTTTGTTTAGCTTCTTCTGCTATTCTAGCTTCTTCAGCTGCTATTTCTTGTGCTGTTTTACCAGCTTCTCCTACTTTATCTCTACTACTTTTACCACTACTACCACGAGGTGAATTATCTAAATTACTATATGGATCAGATGATGAACCTGAACTTGATGGTGTATATTGTGAAGAATATTGCTCATAAGTTAAATCACTAGCTCCTTTTTGAGCTGCATATAAATTATTTAATTTATCTAATTCAGCTTGAGCTGTAGCTGATTGTTGTTTTAATTCTGTATTGTTCTTTTTAGCTATACCACTTATAGCATCTCTAAATGGATCTCCAGTAGGCGAGTTACTATTAGGGCCAACTCCTGGTTTAAAAGCAAATGATGCTTGTTCACTAGTTCCTGAACCACCTAATGCTATTGCTAATTTATTGTTAGCTTCTATTTCAGTATTTATAGCTGTTATTCTAGTTTTTGTATTTTCAATTATTTGACTAGTTTTACTTGCTTGTTGTGACATACTAGCTTGATAACTTGCAAATTCAGCTTTAGCTAATATTTCTGTAGCACTTTTTTGCGAACCTAATGCTTGTATATCTATACCTATTGCTCCTGTTTTTTCATTTAACACAGTTTTATATTGTGGGTATTGTGCTATCATTTTATTGTTAGCATTTATTTCTTGTTGATTTAATGGTTGCCCAGATCTAATTTTATTATATAATGCTTCATAAGACGTTGTATTATCTTGTATAGCTTGTGATTCTTTTATAGTTGATTCTATTTTTTGTTTTTGTTTTGCTATATTAGAAGCATCATTAAATTTATTATTTAAATCTATTACATCTTTATATTTCCCTTTTAATTCATCTATTTTAGCATTAAGTTGATCTATTGCTACATTTTGTGTTGGTGGAGCATCGGCATTTACTCCATTTAACTTATCTAATTCTGCTTGATAATCTTTTAGGTTATCTATCCTTTTTTGATAAGCATCAATCTTTTTCATAGCTTCTTCATAGCCTGAATTTTTATTATAAGTTCCCATCTGACTTTCAACTATAGCTAAATTTTGATAATCAGTAGTTAATTTCTCTATTGATGTTGATAATGTATCATGTTGTTTTTGTACATCTTCTGTTGATGTTTTTAATGCATCGTTTGCTGCTTTATATCCCCATACTGCTCCTGCCAATCCTATTAAAGCTGCTGCTACTGCTACATAAGGATTCATCATTGCTACAGCATTAAATACTGATTGTGCTGTAGCGGCTACCTTTAATGCTGTAGTAACTGCAATATATACACCTACTAATGAAGCTATTTGAGATTTATAAGTAACTATAAAATTAATAGCTACTTGTATAGTATTTACAACACCAATAAATCCTTCTGATAATTTATTAGATATAGCTTTTAATGTACCATCATTACCCCATTGTTGAAATAAAGCCATAAAACTTTGTAATTTAACCTTTAATAAATCAAATGTTTGTTCACCTATTTGTCTACCAAAAGCACTTAGATTATCTTTTAATGTACTAAATAAACCATTAGCAGTTTGTGATTGTTTATCCATCATACCACTATATTTTTGATTCATTATATTAACTACTGCTTCCATGGTTTGTTTTACTGAACTAGTTAAACTTCCACCTTTATCAAATGTTATTTTTTGTTCAGCTAATTGTTTAGAAGTGATTCCAAAATCTCTTAATCTTTCTAATCCTTCGCCTGTATTACCTGAAGCTAATTTACCTAACGCACTAGTGACATCTGTTATTTGTTTACCAAATGCTGAAGCTGTATTACCTGCTACTTTTAAATATGTTTCTGTTTTTAAACCATATGTTTCTAATTGTTGTGATGCTTGTATAATTCCAAGTAATTCAAAAGGTGTTTCTGCTGCGAATTTATTTAAAGATTCCATGTGTTGTTTTGCTTTATCTGCTGAACCCATTAATACTTCAAAACTCGTTCTATATTGTTCAAATGTTGCATTTGATTTTATAGTTGTATCAAATATTTTATCTAATGATATACCTGCTATAATTCCCTTAGCCATTGAAGAAAAAGATGATAGTTGACCTTTAACTTCATTTAAAGAATTACTAACTCCACTAGCATCTGCTGTTATTCTTAATAATAAATCTCCTATATTTGTAGCCACTCCTATTCCCTCCTATATATATATATTAATACTTACCAAATAGCATCTATATAAGTTAATTCATCTTCATCTTGTTCTTCAATTGAATTTGCTTTCACATGTTGATCTATTAATATACAAATTGTTTTAAATGTTGTTTTCCAAAATTCTTCTCTAGGTTGATTAAATACTACGGTCCATAAATAATATAATTGTTTAAAATCAGTTTTATTATCATCTAATTTATAAGTCTTTTTTTTTTGTACTATTTATTGGTGTTGCTTCTGGCATTGAATTTATAAATGCTTCACTAATTGATTTCTCAAATTGCATTAACATATTTAAATCTATTAATTTACCTACTGCTCTTGGTGTTGGTATTTTATCATCTTCATATTCATGTGCTATACCAGCTCTTATAAATGCTTTAAAATTTCTCATTTTAGATAAATCTAGATTATCTAATACATCTATTCCTCCAAATTCTTCTTCTAATAATTCTAATGCATTTAAATCAAACTTTAATTCATGTTCTCCATCTAATAATTTTATCTTTATTGTTTTTTCTTTTATGTATCCTAACGCATTTGTATCTCTCATTTTATATACACCTATCCTTTTTTATATTATTTTAATTTAAAAAAAGAGTAGAAACTAATCTACTCTTTGACTTATATATTTTATGCTAACCAAGTACCTGCTCCTACAAATGCTGTTTCACCGGCATCTGCTTCTGACATTAACAAACCTGTATTAATAGTAGGAATAGCTATTCCTTCTAAAGTTAAGTTTTGGAACTTAGGACTTTTATCTAATGTTTCAAAATTATCTTTACTTTCTGTGAATTTTACTTTATGAAGTTTAATGTATTTATAATCACCATTACTCTTTTTAGATTTAAATGCTACTGTGAAATAAGGAGCTATATCAGCCTTACCTACACTTCTTACTCCTGCTATCATTGTTTGACCTAATAATACTGCTTTTTCTGATGGTAACAAATCAGTTACATCTAAAGATATTTTAATTTCTGATACAGTTGTCATTGTTTCTACGATTTGATCATCTGCTGACAATTCTATTGTTGTATTTTGTGGGTCTATAGAAACTTTGATTAATTTCTTAGAAAAAGATACTGGTGTACCAAAAATTAAACCAGTTGCATCATCTTTTGTAATTTGTTTTACTGTAAGATCACTTACACCTATTTTAATTCCCGCCATATTAATTACCTCCGTTTATTTTATATATTTATTTTTTGTATAATATATTTTATACTTTTATGCTTTATTTGTGGGTCTGGTATATCTAATGCATTTATTAGTGTAAATTTATTAGCTTTTAATAAGGGATTTATTATTTCAAATATTTCAGTAGTGCTAGTATTACTCCATATATCAATTTGTAATGTTGATTGTTCTATTATAGCTTCATCATCTGCAAAATCAGTTTCTTGTAAATCTATTTCATAATAACTGATACATGGTAAACTATTAAATGAAGCAGGATAATCTGTAAATATACAAGGTAATGTAGAGTTCTGTATTTTACCTATTTTACTAATCAAATTAGTATTAGTTTTTAATATGTTATATAATATTGCTTTACCATTTATCATTTTACATCACCTCTTGATATATTCATCTATTGCAGGATTTAAGTATGGTTGTGGTTTTTGTTTACTTGTTCCATATTCTATACATACTGCATAATCTGCTTCTGCTGATATAGTTATTTCACTTATTTTATTAGTTTTTGCTACTGTATATTTAATTGAATTAGATAAATTACCACTTAATTTAGGTGCTAACTCTTTAGCTCTATTTACTATATTTTTTGCTGTTGTTTCTAAAACATTATTATATTTATCTACTTCTTTTGTTACTGCTTTTGTTAACATACTTAATATTTTACTTGAATTTAAAACTTGTATATTCGTATTTGTACCTCTTTTAATAAAATTACTTTGATTTTAATATAATCTACAATGTGTACTACTAATAGATTATTTATATAACTTCCTAATTCTATATTTTCTTTACCTTTATAGAAGAATTGATACGATACAATATTTGAATATCCATATTTCTTATTCATTTCTTCTTGTGTAGTTGGTAATAATATACCTGATATTTTTTTTACATCAGATAACAAACTTATTAAATTACCTTCTACATCAACACTATTACTACTAACTTGTAACTGTACAACAGTATTTTTCATATTTTTTATCAACTCCCTATAAAACAACTCTTATTTTCTTATATCTAATTAACCGTTGCTTTATACTATCAGGTAATCCATCTACATTATCTACATATGTTGTTGTTAATGGACCAACAGATTCTGATTTAATATATTGATTATCTAATCTGTTATATTTTAATATAGTTAAATCATCTATTATATTGTCTATACTTATATTTATATCTAATTCATTTATACCTATATAATTTAATATATCATCTAGTGATCTTATCCTTAATAGATTTAATATATCATCATTTGTTTCATCAGTTATTTTTAATAGAACTTTTATATTATCTAACATTAAAACACCTACTTAATTAAAGAGGGAGATATTACTCTCCCTTTTTTGGTTTACTTGGTTTTACTATAGTTTCTTCATCAACTATTTCATATCCATTTCTTAAAAAACAATTTAATGTATTTTCTTCTATTTCATGAATTAGTTCACCTTTTACTACTTTAATCATTTACAACACCTCATTAAACTGTTTTTCTAGCATATACGCCTTTTTCTAATGTATCTAATACAAAAGCATCATAATATACTCTACCTTCAACTAATACACCATTAACTCCTGGTGGATTTTCATGAATTGTATAATCAGATAATTTAATAGGAGATACTAATGTTGTATTGTGACACATTACAAAAGGTGTTTTTGTTGGAAAATATGAACTAGGTACTTTTACTATAGCTACTCCATCTACTTCTCCTACTACTCCTTTTATTAACATACTTTGTGCCATTTCACTAGCTTTTACGAATGATGTAGATAATTTTAAGCTATTATAAAAGGCAGGTGTTACAAATGCAATTCTACCAGAAGCAGGTACTTTATTTTCATCTAATACTTCTACTGCATTTAAAAAATCAATATATGCATCTGTTTCTAATGCTGCTGTTTTTGTTGTTCCTGCTCCTGCTACTAATGTTGCAATTCTATATGCATCTATTTCTGGTATGATTACTTCATCAATTTGTCTTGCTAAAGCTAATGCTGCATTTTTAATTCCCATTTGATCTGCATTATCTCCTGCATCTACTACAAATGTAAATGATCTATCCTTACCCAATGTTAATTCTTGTACTGTATCTGCTAAATCTGATGGTGTACCATATCTTGCTGAACCAGTTCTTGAATAATCATTCATTGTTGCTGTTGGTATACTATATACTTTTACCGTTTTTGCTCCAACGAAATCTACTTTTGTTACATTTGCACCTTCTGTTAATGCTCCTAGTTTAAACTTTTCTATTACTTCATTTGAATACTTTGTTGCTAAATTGATAGCCATGTTTATTACCTCCGTTTATTTTGTTATTTATAATTTACCAAATAATCCAGATATAAATGGATCTAGTTGTTTAGTATTATTATCGTTATTATTATCTACTGGTGTTTTACCAGTAATATCTACTTTTTCTTCATCAAATAAAAATGATTTATTTTGTTTTAATTCATTAAATATATTATCTATACCTTCTATTTCTCCAAGTTCATTTATTACTATATTATCTTTGTTTATAATTTTATCTAATAAATCATAAGCATTTTCTTTTATTTTATTTCTTAGTGCATATTCTTTGATATTACTATTAATCATTATGTTTTTAGTGTTTAATTCTGATGTTGTTAATTTATCAGTTAATTCTTTTATGGTATTAGATAATTCCTCATTTTTATTATTCTTACTTAATTCTTCTAACTGTTGTTTAGTATCTTCTAAATCTTTCTTATATTGCTTCTTTTCATTATTTACCTGTTCAAATCTTGTTTTAGGTATATAATTTTCTTCATCTGTTAATATTCTTACATTCTTTTCTGTCATTTGTTTTTGTATTTCTACTATACTTTCTTCACTTAAATTTGCTGATTTTAATATTTCTAAAAATTCCATAATATTCTCCTACATTCTCATTTTTAACGTTGAATGACAACGATATAGGTTTTTACATTGTTATAGGTTTTTCTGCTTTGATTCTTTCTATCTCTAAATTAACATCTGTTACGAATGGTATGTTTTCTAAGTATGTTAATTGTGATATGCTAGTTTGACATAAATTCAATGTTTCTAATTTCTCTTTATCATTGATTATCCTTGATTTATTAAATGTAACTTGTACTTCTTCATTAGTATATAATTTTGATGATTTTAAACTTATATAGACATATACTAATTCTAATAATTCTAATATAGCTACTTTAAATTTATTCTCCATAGGGGTTACTGCTAAATCTAAATTATTATACATAAATTTTAATGCTACTCCACTAGTATTACTTATTACATTTTCTTGTGTTGTATCTATTCCATTTGCTAATGCATATATATCTTTCTTTATTCTATTTAAATTAGCTTCTACTGCTTCTATTGGTATTTCTGCTTTTAATGTATCTAATCCACCTTCACTATCTAATGCTACTGCTTTAAAGTTTTGTAAATTAGACATAAATTCTTTTAAATTTTGACCATTATAACCTTTTAATACATATATTAAACTTTGTACATCATCTAAATTATCTTGTAATGTTGATATTGTATAATCATATTGATCTATCTTATCTTTATATAATTGTAAATCAGATGTTTTTTTGTAGTTATTCCTAAATTCTATAAAAGGTACTTTCCCCCAACTATGACCATAAGTTATTCCTTTTTCATTTGAATAAAAATGAAATTCATTTGCATTATCAAATTCTTCTACATTTAATACATATTTATCTGTATTATCATATTTTATATAATGAGTTACATTCTTTTCATCCCAATACGATATTTTGATTGTTTCTTTATAATTATTACTTTTATATATATCTAGTATTATTACTCCATCTAATTTGCTTGGTTCAATTTTATTATAGATAGGAATTACTTTTTCAGGACTTATTCTTTTATATTTAAATTCTCCTGCTTCATTTATATATACTTGTATATAACTTACTCCTTTACTCCTTGTTTCTTTTGCTATTTCTATTAAGGTATCATCAAATGTTTCATTTAATATAGTATAGATTAATTCATTTTGTTGTTGATCTTTACAACTTATACTGATTGGTTTTTGTAGTAAATAATTTACTTTTTGATCTACTAAATTTCTATGAAAGGGGTGTCTTATCTTATTATTACTACTAGATGTTTCTGCTATTTTCACTCCATCTATCGTTACATATTTTGCTTTATTATCTATATAGGTGTTGTTATTCTCATAATACTTTTCTCCATCTATATATTTTGGGATTTTCTCTCTATGTTCTTTTATTAAATCTTGAAATACATTTTGTATTTGAGTTAATTCATTGTTTTTATTAGCAAAATAATCTATCTTAGCTTTTATTAATTCCTTTTCTACTATCATTGTTTATCACCTATTCCCATGTTAATATTTTAAGTCCTTCTTTCTTTGTTATTAATGGTTCTAAACTATATCTCATTGCATCTAATATATGATCATAACCAGAAGCGGGGGTATCTGTTACTGCTCCATCTTTATTTTTGATATAGCAATAAGTTTGTATTTCCTTTATAAAATTCTTACAATTAGGATCTATTATTATCTTCTTTGTTTTTATCCAATCTATACCGTATTTTATACTCCCTGGTCCTTTTTTAGCTGATTTAATTCTTTTAAATCTACTACGTTTAAATTCTTCTATTCTATCTGGTTCTGCTGAATCTCCTATCATTGAATAATAACTGTTTGTATCTACTTTCTCTGTACATAAATCTATAAATTGATTGTTAGTTATTTTACTTTGATATATTTCATCTAATATATATATTACATCATCTTTAAATCCTATTTTAACTAACGTACATGGATCGTGATATCCAAAATCTAATCCATAATATATTAAATTAAAATCTTCATCTTTATATTTAATATCTTTTACTTCATAATTGTTATATACTTGCTCTCCTGTGGTTCCCCATTCTGCCAAACAATAAATCTGATACCACATCAGATTTGTTTCTTTTAAATTATCAAAGTTTCTTATTGTATCTTTATCTAAAAAAGGATTATCTTTGTATGTAGATATATCTAAATAAGTATCTGCATTGGTTCTATCATAAAAGTATTTCTTTACCCATGACTGCGAGGATACTGGATTAAATGCTAAATAAAATTGATATTTATATTTATTTCTACCTCTCAATCTTAATGTGATTTGTTCAAAATCTTGTTGATTAAATTCAGTACATTCTTCCATGAATACATTAGTTATTCCTGATATAGATTTCAATTTTTCTGGATTATCTACTCCCATAAAAATTACTTTGTTTCCATTGATACATTCAATGCTTAATATACTCTTATTTATCTTAAACAATTGATTTAGATTCCAATCACTTATTACCTTTGTAAATTCAGCAAATGTTGATGTTCTTAATGTAGAGCCAAACTTTCTTAAACATAAGATGTTGTATTTATCTCTAGATAATAAACGTATTATAAACATTTGTACTAGAAATCTAGACTTACCACTTGAGGAACCACCTCTTAATACAACGATTCTATTTGTATTATTTAATAAGGGGTAAAAGTGTGGTGATATTACTTTCTTTATATTTGTTAAATCTATATTAATATTAGCCATTGATATCATCTTCTTTAAATTCTGATTCATCAGGTAAATCTATCTTAATATTTATATCTTTTGTATTGGTGTCATTATTTTCATCTAATGCTAAACCTTTTCTGATTATCTCTTGAATCTTTTGTAAACAGTTAGCTATTTTTCCTGCTACTGTGATGTTATTTGCTTTTGATATCATAGCTTCTACTTTTACTAATAATTTCTTAGCACATTCTATTACTTTTATATCACCTTCTGCGAGTAACTCTGCTTTTAATACTGATACTTGTTTGATCGTACTTGTTTTTAATTGATTTAAAAATACTTCTCTTAATTCAAACCAATTTTCTGATGTAGCATATTTATTTAATGTTACTACTGATAAGCTATATTTTTTTGCTAAATCTTTTTGATTAATTTTTGTAGTTATATATTCATTTCTCATTATTGCTATTTCATCATTACTTTTTGCCATTGTTGCTATTCCCCTTTCGTTTCATTTCGTTTTATTGTTGTTGTTGTTATTTTTATAATTCACATAAAATGTTTTATATGTTTTTGTAATAACTTGAGGTATCTGTTTTTGCTCATTTTTTAGACCTATTTAACTTAGTTTATCACTAGATATAATCTCTATTATATCTAGTGATAAAAACACTACTAAGCTAATTTTTCTCGCTCGGTATGAATAGAACGGAATTTTCCGTTGTACTGATTTCGCTATCAAATGAGATTCTTACTATATTAAGACATACAATTATTGAATCAACATCCTATGTCTTATTGACTTATTAGTTATCTTATAGTACAATTATGAATCAATATATATACACTTGCTAAATTTATTGAGATTAAAAAGCACAACAAAAAATCTACACATGCGTCTACTCGTAATAGAAGTGTGTGTAGATCTTTAGATTTTTCTAATATACACATATATCTTTCCTCCTTGGTAATCGTTGCATAAAGCTAATTGCTCTACGTGTTTTTTAACGATAATCTTATCATCTACATTATAATGATTAAATATCATATCTATTAAGTTCTTCTCTAAATTCTGCATATCTAGCTTATCTTTATGAACTAATTTGATAAATAACTCTACTTTATCTGTTGATGAATCTACTCCCCATTTTTCCCATCCAGGTAATTCATGAAGGGGAAAATGATTTTGCCACCACCTAAAAATGTCGGTTGATACAATTCTATTATCTACAGCTCTATAAGCACTATTATGAGAAAATGCATGAAAATTAATTAATGAGTAATCATTTAGCTTAGGTGTTAAATAATTAATATAATCTTTAGCTTGATTAATAATCTTTTTTGAATTATTGACATTACTAGTAACTATTCTTTTTTGTGTACTCAATATTTCTCTATCTAATGTTTCTAGTATTTTATATCTTACGGCTGTTTCTATCATACAGTTATTATCTGTAGGCATTATTCTATTAATAATAATCTTTCTTATATGTTCTCTTATTTTTTGTTTATATTCATTCTTAGTTAAATTTATATGAGATTTTTCTCTCTTATTAGATTTAATACTTATATTTGTTTCTAATATCTCATTTACTTTTGCTTCTAATTCTAATGCACTACAATTACTTAATTCTTTTGTTATCTTCTTTAACGTGATTACTTCTTGTAATCGTTGTAATTGTTTTGGTGTTGCATTATCACTTATATATTCACCATGTTTTCTGATAGTTGGTAGAACCTCGCTTGTTACCCATTTTTTGAATTGTTTAGCTTGTGGTAATTTACTTGAAAACACTAATGAATAAAAACCACTCTCGTTTATTATAAAAGTATTCCTGTTTTGGCTGCCATCCCAGATCGGGAACTCAGCTTTATCTTCTTCATCAACATGAACCGATACAGCTTTACTTGAATTACTATAACCTAACGTATCAGCTACATCTTTTCCTACAAAAAAGGCTTCTCCATTTTTGGTTAAGGTTCTTACACTGAAACTCATTTCTTTATTCTTAAAAACTTGCACTTTGTTATTCATTATTGACTCATTCCTTTATAATTAATAGTAGTAGGTAATCTACTCTATATTACATCGCACCTTTTTCTTCATATTTTGATTTTTTACTAGATACTACCTACTAAAATAGTATCTAGCTGAATGAAAATAATGAATTTATTGGATGTGCGGTCCAATATACAATAGATTACTTGTTGCTGATTTTTTATATACTCAACTATGGTTGAGTATATAAAAAAAGACTAGATATGTGTAGATATATACCTAGTCAAAAGAGGAATCGTTATTAATTTGTATCAGTGTGTTTATATAATTAGAAAGAGATGAAGTTGAAGCTATCTCTTTCTAATTAACTAATATGCATATTTATTAATCGCATTGCCAATAGCGATTTTGCTTCAATACAATGTATTTTAGCATTTTTAACAATAAATATTTATTATATCATATAGGGACTATATAAACATTTGTTAACACAGTCATATCAAGGGTTGTAGAGTTTTTTTTTGTTTACATACTGAATATTTAGAAATGGTGTTGGTATTACTCTGCTTTTTTAAAACAATTTAAAAATGAAGCTGTATGTGATTTATGCAATGCATTAAGTAATTTTCTCTTATACTTCTTATTCATTGATTGAGAAGCAGGATCTATTGCTTTTGTTATTAATGTTTGCATTGTTTTCTCCAGTATTTTTAGTTTCTTTATATCTGTAATAACTTTGTTTAGAAGGTCTTGTTGTTGTTTATTCCATTTTTCTTTATTCTCTACTATTATATTTTTTTCTACTTTATCATTATGTTCCTTTATTTTATCATCATATCCTTTGATGATTTTCTCAATTATCTTCATTTGCTTATCATTAGCTTTACCTGTTCTTAATTGAATCATTTCTACTGTATTTATAGTATCATTTTCTTTACTAGCACATTTAATAGTATCTAATGCTTTTTGTAAATGATTCATACTACAATTACATTCAATTAAACTTTCTTCATTTACTGCACTACTAATATATTTCCAAAAATATGGTTTAGCTTTTATCGCTTTATTATTAGTATTTATTGTAGTATGCTTCATACAATCTAATTGACTTATTCTCTTTATTTCTTTTGCTATATCTACTTGATATAATCTTTTACTATTATCTATTGCACATTGTGCTAATACACTCATTATACATACTATATCTGCTAATTCTTGTGTATTATCATTCCAATGCCATGACAATGCTAACGTGGCTAAATTTGAAGATAATCCAATATCATATTTGCTTTTTGCTAAATTAGAATCAATTAATGCTAAATTCTCAACAGTATTCTTATACGTCTTAGTTGATTTCTCAATCTTATTTACTATACATGAAAAATTTCTAAATACTTTTTTTGCTGATGCTACTGTCGTTGTATTATTAGTAACAAAAACAAAGTCTGAATCCATATCGAGTCCATTTTTCAAATCTTGTTCTTCTGTTTGTATTAAATTAACTGTAATTATATTGTTGTTGAATTTAAAGTATTTAGACATATATTCATGTTTATGATTCTTATGATACCCGATATTATTAGGGCTATTATGAGGGGATCTGAAAGCTGCTAAATATTCTCCTTCATCAAATCGTTCTGTATATACTGATATATTTTGATCTGAAACAGTATTAGATACTGGTAATGTTATATCAACAAAATCTTTATCTAATACTCCATTTAATACTGGAACATGTCCTACTGCATGAAGCAATAAAACATAGGGATTACCTACTACGGTGAGATTATCTCCTTCTACTAATAACTTTCCATTACGCAAAGTTTCAACGTATTTACTTATATCTTTTTTCTTATATTCTCTAAAGAAGCTAGATTTTTCAAATGACCTATTTTGTTTGTATAAATCTATTATCATTTGATTAGCATTTACTTCATTACAATTTTGTTCTAAGAACTCTATATATGCTTCATTATCATATTTTATTTTATTTACATATTCTATAGATGTTTTTGCTAACTCTAATGTTTCTGATTCATTTATATTTAATGTGCTTATCATTTGATAACTCATTCTCTGATTATTCTTAAATTTACTACTATGATCAGTTTTGCATATACCGAATATATTCCCATCTTCATTTACTTTATTACACCAATTTTCATAACTTGCTCCGATATATTGAAATTTCTCCCATTTCATTGCGTTCTCTGTAGTAATCATTAATATATCTTTTACATAGATATCGTTATTATATCTATCTTTTACTGTATAAGTATTATAATCTTTATTATTAGTCATACAATACTCTTTCATAAACAATTCTATATTAGTTCTAAAACAACATGCTTTATAAAAATGCTGACGTAATAATAACATAGATTTATCACTATAACCATTTATAAAGCATTTATCATCTAATAATGCTTGTCCGTCAAATAATGTATTTTTTACTTGATTTAATTCATATTTAACTTTACATTCACTAGATTCATCTACATATACACTAGCACATTTTGTAGTAAAGAAACTCTCTATATCATCTACTACTAATATATTTTTTTGAGGTTCTATTCCTTCTAAATATCCTTCAACGCAACTTGATGTTAATGATTCATATGCTGACATTTCTACTATTTTTGCTTCTTCTATTGGTAATTCTAACCCCATTCTTTGCCACGTTTTGATGTCGTTATATAATTCTTTATTTATAAACATAACTTCACCTACACGGCTTTTTGATGTTGTTCTGAACCACATCACATATTCGATTGTTTTTTCTATTACATATTCTTTTGTTACTTTATCTTTTTTGTAGAAGTCTAATGTAAATCCATTTTTATATAATCTATTTCTAATAGCTTCTTTACTCATAATTAACTTCTTAGCTTTTTCTTCTAATGTTTTAATAGATAATCTATCTTCTTTGTTGTTGTCTTTTAAATTTAAGATTAGTTGTTTATCTAATTTGTTACTTATTAATTCTTTTATTTTAGATGAGTTTTCTTTGATTTGATTCCTTATAGTTGTTATTTCAATAGCTATTTCTTTCGCTTCTTTTGACTTGTAATCATAGTTTATCTTTATATTTATAATATCTCTTGTTGTTGTGTTCTTTGTTACTTTTAACCCTGTTTTTTTGAGTTTATCTAACAATAAACTATTTGCAAATACACTACTATATTCTTTGTTAATAGAGATCTTTTCTATGTTATTCTTTAAGATATCAGATCCTTCTAAATTCATTATTTTGATTCCGTTTATCATTGTGAAATCACACCTTGTCAAAAAAATGTTAGCTTTGTTAGCTACACTCATATATTACTTCTGATTTTTTTCTATATTAACATTGCATATTTTTATTTTTTGTGTTATATATTATATCGTGTAGCACTAGTTTTGTCGCTGAAATGCTACACGGTATTGTTTGTTGTCTATAGATGATAATTGTGCTTTTTGATTATCGTCTATAGCTTTATTTTTTATATATTTTACAACCGTGTATAGGTAAGTTGCTGTATACATGCACTGTACAGTTTTCTCTTAATACTCTTGCTCTTCCTATTGATTGAATCAATTCTGCTTCTATTAAGTAAAATTGTATCTCTCTTAATAGCTTTGCTTCTTCACTTGTATCATCATTATTATATGTGCTAAATGAAAATTCAAAGCCATTTCGATTGCAAGAAACAACATCCATTTCCGTTTTTATCCCCTTTTTGATTCCACACATATGTGCTAAAATCAAGTATGCTGATATATTCATATGCGGTGTTCCAAACACTATTAAATCTTGACCTTTGTATACATCTAAACCTGCTGTAGCACCGTAATGAGCTATAGGAGTAAATCCTTGTTTTTCAAATTTCTCTTCAAATTTAGCAAAAGTAATTACATTTTTTATGTTAGGCGATTCTTCTTTGATTCTAGCTATTGTTTTATCAAAATTCTTAGTTAAATAACTTCTGCTATTTCCGTTTGTGTGAATTATCACTTGACCTTTTGTTTCAACATTATCTATGTTAGTGAATTTGATTGTTTTTCTTTTTAATAACGTTTTATATACAGTTTCATTTGCAGTAGCTGATAATATCGTCATAGGAACGTCTTGTATATTATCTATGTTGTTGATAACAGCTGTTATTACTTCTCCATTACATGTTGCGGCTTTGATATTCAATAAATCAATCAAATTGAAATTAGGGGTACAAGATAATAAGAAATTCTTTACTTCTGACGCATCTGGAACAACAAACAATTGATGCGGGTATTCTGTTACTACATTTTGAGTTTTTGCTACTTTTTCAAAAAACTCTATTAACATTATTATGTGTGATTGTATTGTAGTAAGATCGTAAAACTTAGATAATATCATACTGTTTGCATAATTTAATGAAATCTTTAGTTCCTTCACATCAACTGTTATTGTTTGTGCTAACGTATTGACTAAATCTTCATCAACTATAATTCTTTTCACATGAGTGTTTCTTAATATCGTCAATCTTTTGTGCGTACAAAAGATTGGTCTATCGGTTGTTTTTGCTATTGTAGATGATTCTAAATAACTATTGATTGATTTGATTTGCCTATCTACACTAACTGTATTCTCTGTTGTTCTACTAGCTTCTAACGTCTTTATATGCCCTTTTAATAGCAAACGTACTCCTTCATAATTACCTACCGTTTGTGCTGTTTTGACTACCGTTCTTAGCTTCTTATCTTCTATCTCTGCTTCATTCATATACAATAAATGAGGTAAGTATTGTATTATCTTTGCTACTTGCTCTTTTAATAGCTTATGGGTAGGAAATGCTACTATCGTATTTGTAAAAAAATCAGGGTCTGTTTTTGCTATTTCTTGAAGCATATATGATTTGCCAATCCCAGTGGGCGATTTGATTACGTTCACTATATCTTTATTTGTATTATTAAAAGCTATTAATATTTCTTCATATGTTTTTTTCTCTGCTTCTGCTAATGTAATCGTTTGTGTTGCTTCTGTTATTTGTCTTATAGAACGTTGTTTATTTTCTACTTGTTGTAACATATTTAAATTATGCTCACATTCAGAAGCGAAAGGACAGAAGTTATTACACCTAGTTGGTTCATAATTGTACGATTTTGACGATTTAACAGTATGTTCTAAGTTATTCCTATTACTATCATAAGAAGCATTCTGTAATGCTTCTAGTAGTCTTTTTTCCCCACCCTCAACATTACTTAGGTTTGTTGCCATTCCAAATACTTCTTGATGATATGCCCAACGGGAACCTTCTACAAAACTTCTATATAACTCACAATTATCCCTTAGTTCTTCAAAATCAAATCTCTGTGTTGTAGTAGTTTTTTCTTTTGTGTTAGTAGGTATTCCATACTTACTATTTTTTTTCTTTGTAGCTGAATCTGTAGTTATTATATCTTCTTTTTTGATGAAGAAATTAAAAGCTATATTTTTGGAAATTTCACCCTCGCACCTATATATATATAATATAGGTCGACAGGTTAAATTTCCATTTTCAACATCTTCAATAAATCGCACATCTGGTAACCCATTAATCATATTTAAACCTGTTTCCTGACAAAAAGCTTTTGTCGCTTTTGTAGCTTTTGGAGCTAAATTTTCTGATTTAATAGTAGCAATCATATTTTGAATCAACTCATAAGGATTAACTACAGAATCATAATTACTACAGATTAGTTCTCTACCACCAAAGAATAATCTTGCAGAATCTTTACAAACTTGGTCTGCATTAGGGAATAATCTAAGTAGTGCAAATTGTATAGTATTACGTATTCTAATATCAGTTATAGCAACATCTAATGCAAATACTAATCTAAACTTATGCAATGCTTCACTGTGTCTAAATGTAGTATATCCAAAAGCGGGGTGAACATTGACTTTAGTGGCTCTAGTTAATTCTGCTTCTATTGTAGTAATTTTAGTATTTTTAGTAATATCATTGTCGAAATCTAAAGCAAATAGTTGTTGTGACACCCAACTTGATGAATCTTTAGATTCTAAGTGAGCAGGTTTAAAACTAGCACCACAAGCTAATAATGAAGCTAATTCAGATATCTCTATTTCTTCTTGACCTTTAGCTAATCTATTTTGAATATCCCCTATTTCAGAACCTACTGGTTTTGAAGTAAAACTCTTTCTGTCTACGTTACATTTAATAATCATTGAAAAAACCTCCTAAAATATTATATTGACTATATTACTTAACAAACAACAACATCTACACAATTGATTAGAGAATATAATAAGTATTTGCTGTTCTACCACTCCATGTATCTTCTTTACGAAGATACTTATTCTCTAATAATTTCTTTAGACATCTTTTGATACAACCTATGCTCAAACAGAGATCTTTCATCATCTCTGTTTGACTACAATTCGCTTTTCCTTCCTCATCTGAATTTTTACACATATACATATATACACTGAACGTATTACCATTTAAATTTTTTGTCATATGACAAATAAAATCACTATCTATATTTTTCAACATAACAACACCCTCCTTTTTTATATCTATAATATATATATTATAAAATAGTTATAAAATAACTGTCAACATATATTTTTACAGAAAAAAACAT